GCAAGTACTTCGTTGTCGATAAGTACACCGTAAGCGGCGGCCTCAATCTGATTAGCAGCTCTTTGCCCGAACGCAAAAAACATTCTATTAAAAAGTCCTGCATCGTCGTTGATAAGTGCTTGTCGTGCGATAACAAGCTTGCGTGCATAAGTTTTAAGCGTTATTGATTCGCCTCTGTCGCCGATAACACCCTGTTGTACCTCTTCGCCCGATTCGTTAAGCAGCATTTCGGGAGCGTCGCCCAAAGCTACTCGTGACGCTGTTTTGAAGTCGGGCAACATTCCAGTTTTTGCCCAGATTCTGTAAGTTTGCTGTCCAGCTTGGTACCCCTGCATTACCGATTTGTTGGCAACATTCGCTAAGATGTTGGGGAAGTCTGACGTAGAAAGGGCACGTTTCATAATTTCTTCGCGACCCATGTAAGACGTGTCGATATTTGAAGCACGCAAGCAGTTTCTAGCGATATTTTCAAAGCTCAAAGTTGAATAGTCTTTAGCACCGGGCGCGGGATTCGCAAGCTTGATACCGCTTCTAATCAATATTCCGTCGACTGCTGCAGCTCTTTTTTTCTCGATGTCTTCTGTACCGACTTCGACACGTGAAGCAGTTGACAAGGGTACAGTTCTAGCTTGAATTGCATCAAGAATAGCGTCTTGCACCTGTTCTACACTAGCGCCGGAGCGAATAAATTCAGCTGCTTTGTCGGCACAACCGTGCTTTGTGCAAAGCTCTGATATTTTTGCGCTTCTGATAGTGACCTCTTTGATACCGTCTTTTGCCGGATTGTCGGTTGTTACCGTACCTTCGGCGCGTTCTTTGATTTCTGCTGGCATTGATTTTTCCTCCGTTATTTTTTCTGCGGCATCACGCGCCGCGCGTTCACTAACCTGTACGTTTTCATTTCTTGCTTTTGCACCTGAGTCGGCACCTATGGCAACTAGCGAGAATTCTTGTAATGCCCATTTTGTGGTTAAATATAATTCGCCGTTGTACTCTTTGCCGTTTTTAACAAAGCTTTCGCCCTCCGGGATGTACACGGTTTCTACTTGTCTGTACCCAACTGAACCGCTGTCTAAATGCCCTTCACGGATTTTTAAAAGTGCTTCTTGTGCGTCTTTCGACTTAGAGAAGTACAGACGACCAACAACTTTACCATCTCCAATTTTAAAGTCTCGTACAGAGCCTAAAATGTTTTTAACTGTACCCCTGTCGTGACTGTCAATAAGTGGGATCTGCTTATTGTCGGGTATAATAACGCCGTCCGACATAATAATTTCATTGACTAATTCAAAGCGGGCGAAGTCAAATATCAAAGCCGGTTGCTCTGTTGATAGCGTGAACTCTACACTATCGTCAGCTTCTCTAAAGCTTTGCGGGGTGTACAAAATCTGTGCACGTGTAACAAAATTCTTATCTGCCATTTTACTGTTCTCCGTTTCCAGTTAATTCAGGTTTCAATCCCGCCGCCGCAAATAGTTCATTCTCGTACTTTCGAGTCTGCACGACTTCTTCAATGTCTCTACCCTGCGTTTCGCAAAACTCTGTGAGCGTATTAACGCCCATTTCAATTTCTTCTTTAGCCGCTTTTGCGTCTTTTAGCGGGTCCACCCACTCGGTTTTCGGACGGCTCCAGCTGCATCTTAAAAAGTGGTGCGGGTTCTCATCGTACCCCGGCATTACAAGCGGGGGTTTCCCAAAACTTTGTTCAAATTCAATAAACCATCGATAAATTTGAGAGTATAACTTTTCTTCAAAAATCGCAAAAGTGTACCGCATCATAGCTCGTTCAAAAAGTAACATTTGTCTTGTGCCGCTGAAATTGGTTTGCGAACCATCGTTTGATACTGCTTCGTAGCTCATACCTGCGCCAACACTTGCACTTCTTAGCTCTGCACGCAAAAAAGGTTCATATTGTGCCGTCGGCGATTCTGGCTTAACTGATGTTATTTTTTCCCCGGGGCGCATATAATGTACACCACCGGGCGTGACGTAGTCGTATTCTCGACCCTGCTCGTCCGTGCCCTCCGGCGTTGCACCAAAAAAGTCATCAGGAAATTCTGTTTCAACAAAGATACCAAAACCTAAAGCCGTTCTTGCTAAGCTCATTGTGTCAGAACGAAACTTACCGATATTATGAAAATTAAGTACACAAGAAACAAGCCTACTGATGCCGCCTACACTTGATGCCCTGTCGCGGTCGTACAAGTCTATTATTTCTGATGCCGGTACTCTGACGCTTTGTACGTCTTTTTCAGACGGGAAACGGCTTTTAATCCAGTAAGCCACTGGTTTGTTGTACTCGTCAAGCTCTTTCCCGCCAACAATCCTAACATTCGTCGTGTCAGAATCCTTGTTTGTATCAAGCCTATCAATTTCAATCGGTTCAAGTAAAAGCTTGCCTTTTTTGACAATTCTGCGTACCAAAATTCCGCCATCGATGAAGAAAGTTGACGCACATAACCGCTGCAGCTGGTACACGCTATCGCCATTCGCACAAGCTGATAACGCCCACGGCTCCCAACGTTTGAGAATTTCGCTATTGAGTTTAACGTTAAAATCAAAATTGCCTGAATTTTTGTTTTTTAATATTTTTGGACGCGGCCAACTACCTTCGCCAATGAGCCCGGCGGTAAAACGGCGAACCATACCTGCAACGTGTGAATTATCTCTAACAAGTTGCCTGACTCTGTCTGTGACGGTCTGCCAACTCTCCTGAATCTCTTGTGCGCCTGAGGTTTGACGTACGCTAAACTTTCGGTTAATACCGCTTGTTTTAGCGGCTTCGTATGCACGCAATATTTGATGATTTTTAACGTAATCGCGGGCGGTCGAGGGGCTTATAAGTGCTATCGTCTTCGTGATTATAGATGTGATTTTGTCGTACATAGTCTTTAACCCCCCAACAGCGGCGATTTAACAAGACCGCCCGATGTACTCGTACATCTAGCGATTCTTGCTTCAATTCTTGCTATTTGAGTTTCTATATCGTCGAGATTAGCACGTGTAAGGCTCCTGCCTGCAACGCTGTACGATTGTGCCCCCGTTAATATCGCGTCTCGCGCGGCACGGTACTTAGCTAAGTCGGCGTTAAGTTGTGTGAGATTTGCCATTTTTTTTAGTCCTTTTCTTTTTTATAACACGTTTTTCAGTTTTGTCAAAACTTTTTGTTGTTTTTACAGTTTCTTTTGTATTTTCGCAACAAACTGCTTTAAAAGTCGCTCCGCAAAGGTTGCACTGGCAATAGCGGACATCGCCGGACGTTGAGGTTACTTTTACATCGCCGACTCCACCGATGTACGCGCAAACAGGGCAAGTAGTCGCACCGCGAACATAATGTACCGTTTTGTCGAGCAAAGATAATATTTTACGCACAATAAGAAGCCTTTTGTTTGTCATTTTTAATTCTCCAAATACGGGTTCGGGCGCTGTTCTTGGCGCGGTCTTGGTGCTTTTGGTTTAATAACTTGCGACTTGAGCTGTCTCTTGCGTTCAAGTGCTACGCCGCCCCAAAATTCGTTATCAGCGGCCGCCAGACACATAACTTCACAGTCGAGTAAGTGATTATCGCGTCGTACAACGTGCCATTTGGTACCGCCACCTCTCTCCCTGCGCTTTTCTTCAGCGGTGATTTGCTCAATTTCCCAATCGGGGACATCGTCGTACAACCACCAGCCGCCCGGCTGTTCCGGACTCTCTGCTGTACGCTCTATCTTGTAAAATAGTGTATCTTTTAGCAGATCCGTGTTAAGCTGAATGATTCGCAAGCCACCCGGGATTGGCTTACCGCTCGGGGTACGCTCAATCGGCGAACCGATTTTAATCTTTGTTGCCATCGAATGCGAAGAGCCTTTTGAACCGAACACCTGCACGCCGCTGCCGTGCGTACTTCTAATCCAGTTGTACGTCTCTTCCGTCTTACTGATTGCCGATTCCTGCGATTTTGTACCGCCAATATCAATTAAACAACGCCATACTTTCCGACCGTTGTACAGCTTGTTTAAGATGACTTCGTCGACTTCTTCTATCGTCTGCAGATAGCCGCCATCGATTGCATAGCTTGAATTGTCCGAAGTTATCGCCCGTACTCTGTACCAGAATCCTGACATCTGTACGTCAACACCGGCTACAATAGCGACTACATCTGGGGGTAGTTCGCCTTTTCTGTACGGTGAACGACACCCGGCAACCTTGCCTTGTACATCGTCTTGACCCGATGATATGCGGGGTACCCACGGTTCGCCGAAAGTGCTATTAACGATGTTCTGCAGCTTTTCCAAGTCGTTTCTTGCATCCAAAAACCTGCTAACAATCGTTGCCATATTTCCGCCCTTAAAAAGTGAATTCAGGCGGTGAAGTTGTACACCGACGACACTGTAGCGCTGTTTGTCTGTGCGCGGCAACATTTCGCCCAAGCCGACTGCCTCTTGTCGTTGCAGCTCTGTCATTAAGCCGTTACACGATGCACACTTGAACCTTGCCGAATCTTCCACGTCTTCTTTTGATGCAGTGTTGCCGCCTTTCCAAACAATATTTGTGAATGTCATTGGCTGAAATGTACCGCAAAAGGGGCAGGGTACGCAAAAGTCAAAAATCACGTCGGCAGAATTAAGCCGCTTTGTAATCTGCCCGTCATCAAGCGTCGGTGTAGAGAGCAGTACAAACTTGCTGTCTCCGAAAGTCTCCAAACGTTCTTCAATTCTATCGAGCGTGTCGCCTTCGTCCTTCATCATAGTGTACCCGGGCTTGTTAATCTCGTCGCAAAAAACACGCTTAAAACTCGTCGATGCTGTTTGTGAGATTGAAGAACCCCAGCCGACAGCCAAATAAAAGCCGTTTGTTAGCTGAATTTCAAACTTATTGACGTCTTGCTGTTTGTTTGCAGCCTTTTTTCTTTTCGTTAAGCCGAGCTGCTTAAAAGCCGGCTCTAATCGCAACCGCATTATTTTTTTCGCTGTTTCCTGATCTGCTAAAAAAAAGCCGGTCGGCGATGGGTCGTTTACTGCAATCCATAAAATGCAGTCAACAACCCAGTCTGTAAGTCCTATTTGTGCGGGTTTTTGTACAACAATCGTTTTAATCGTGTCGTCGATAAAGAATTCGTACAATCTTTTTACGTACGGTGTGCGCGATATTTTCTTTAACCCCGTGACTGCGCTTGAGTTCTTTGATAAAAAACGATTATTCTCGACCCAGTTTATGATATTTAAATCGGGCGGTTTAAGTGCTTGTATAGCACTTTCGGGTAAATATTT